CTCTGATCATCTATGTCTGCCATATAATCATCATAATAGGAAGATGCTGAAAGAGAACTAACATCATCATCACTTTGCCATCCATCTACCTCATAGTCAAGTCCATCATCAGGAACTGATGGAGGCCAAGGAGAACCTGGTGTCCATTCAAATCCTCCACTCTTTTCAATCCATTCCAAATCTTTGTCTTTAGATTTAATAGGATCATATTCATCACTCTCTCTGGATGTGATTGTTATATCTTCATCCCATCTTCCTTTTGTTTTGTCCATAATTGGATAATCCTCATCAAGTGTACCATTTAATATGGATGTTGCTAAACTCCATGCATTAATCATATGAAAATAAAAAATCATTTACTAGACTTTCTGCTTTTTGTTTTCCAAACTTACCAGACAGATATCCTGATACTGGATCAAGTTTTGTCATATATGCATCAAAGTCTTTATAGAAACTAGTATCATCTCCAGTTGGTTTCTTTAATTCTAACATGTCCTTATACTTTGTCAAGTATTTTTTAAACATATCTAGATGTTCATTAACTTGATTCATGTTACATTTTGCTATGTAAACGTTTTCAGAGAAGTGATTACCAGGTTCAAAGAAACGATAGTCACCATCACTTTTTGGCAATCCATCTACAGAAAAAAGAAAATTTTCTACAGGATGTTGAAAATCAAAAACTATGATAACTCGATTTTCATTAAATCCCATTAAGTCCATTCCAAAACATGGAAGGTTGCTACCTGTTTTAGGATAAATGATGTTGTTGTAAATACAGGACTTCTCGCTCCATATCTCAACTTCTCTTGCCTTTATAACATAATCAGTTGTATAAATTTTAGCAACGAGATTAGTTCCTCTTGATTCCCAGTTTGCCCAAGTGTCAGTTTCCACCCAAGCATTAAGCGGAAACTGATCATAGAGGAATTTTTTGTAATTATTCCACAGATTCATTTTTTTGTGGCATCTCAAACTCTGCATCTACTTTATCATATAATTCTAAAAATGACTGTTTTGTTTCATCATCGAAACGATTAATACAAGTTTGAATCGCTTTTGCTTTGTTATTGAATATGGCATACGCATTTAGTATGTGTACTAATCTTCTTGTACTAATAATTTCTTCAATGCCACCATCATAGAATGTCTTACGTATTATATCTGCCCAATCAACTAATCTTCCACAAAAATCAGCGTCATTAATACCTAATACATTAGATACATTGAGAAGAATTTTTTTCTCATTTGTCGCTGATGGATATGCTTGTTCAAATGTAACAGGAAATCTCTCAAGGAATGCTTCATTTAAAACATTAGTGCCAATGAAACGTCCATCTTCAGATCCTTTACCTTTAGTATTTGCTGTCGCAATAATATTAAAACCTTTTGCAGGTTTAACAAATCTACCAATCTTCTTTAAGAAGACACCCTTGCCTTCAAGAACGGATTGTAAACATAAAATTTTGTTAGATGCAAGATCTATCTCATCTAAAAGAAGAATAGATCCTCTTTCTAAAGCTTCAATAACTGGTCCGTTATGCCAAACAGTTTCACCATTTACTAAACGGAAACCACCAATAAGATCGTCCTCATCAGTTTCAATTGTAATATTGACACGAATTATTTCTCTATTAAGTTGAGCACATGCTTGCTCTACACTAAATGTCTTACCATTACCAGAGAGACCAGTTACAAATACAGGATAGAATAATTTAGATTGTATAATCTTTTTAATATCAGGAAAACTACCAAACTTAACAAATGTATTATCAATGTCAGGAACAAGATTTCTTGTATTTACTTCTGCAGAGGGTGCATTAAATGTTTTCTCAATCTTCTCTACATCCTTCTGTGTGACTTCAAGATTCCACTTACCTTTAGAGACTTTGTACTTTTGAAGTTTTCTTGTAACTGTCTGATAAGTAATATCATTCATTGCAACGAATGCTTTAATATCTGCTGCGGTAAACTCTGTACCGTATAAAGATTTTAGTTTATCAGTAATTTGGTTTTCTGTCATTTTAACAGTAAATGGCACGTAAGTCATGATGTAGTAATTTATTTATGTACTAATTATAATACAAAAAAAGGGTCTGTGAAGACCCCATGTGACACTAATTTAACTGTCACTCTAATGCCCAATCTAACGCTCTCTTCGCTGTACTAACCATCTTTACTTTATTATAGTGTTTTGCATATGGAACTGTAATGTTAAATCCAAGTAGATCTCCATCAGGATTATCAGGTATGCCAACTGGTTGAATAAAAAATATTCCTGCATGAGCAACACATTTCCATCCAATATCTACAAAACCAAGATCTCTTAAAGCACATTCTAATTTAAGAGAATGACATCCATCTAACAGATTCATACGGTATACCGAACACTATTATTATATAGGGTTAACTATCACCCTTTACAAAATTTTTAAGTTGTTTAATTAACTTGCCCTTTCCATGTCTTCTATCAAGTTCAATTCCTACGGTGCGACCATATTCTTCTAATTCGACTTTAGACATGTCACTGAACTCTTTAGGTTCATCTGCAGGTTCATATGAGGAAGGTGATGCATCAACTACAGTTTCTGAAGTGCCTCCCAATAAATCTCCGAATCTACTCATTTTTTTAATTTGAATAACTTAATTATTTATAAATGCTCTATGCAATCAATTCTACAAATTCACCAAGAATCTTTTTATTCATTTTTTTACCATTAAGGGATTTTTTGAAAGCATTTTTAATTTGACTTTTAGTTGCATCAGTATCAACTTCAAATTCTACATCATTATTTAATGCACTTGATGATAATCCAAAGTAAGAATTGTATCCAATATCTTTGATTGAAAATGCTTTTTGTTTTCTCCACATACTCATATATTGATTGACCATTTCCTGATCGTATTCAAAATATGTACGAAGAAAATAATTTGCATCACGAGGAGCAAGTATACGAATACCTACAAAATTAGTTTCTGAAAAACTATCTCTTAAATTACGTAGTAAGATTGTGGTTGTATGATGATAGTAATTTCCTTTATTAAAGTATGTTCTACCAGTTTTACGATCTCTTAAGTATGAATTACAAGGAATTGAATTATATCCAAAGAATGGAGTTTCTTCCCAAGATCTTGTAACAGTGCGATGATATGTGAGAGAATTTGATTCTCCATCTGTAAGAACTACACATTGTACTTTTTCAACTTTATTATTTGATTTAAAATGAGGTATTAGTTGATGAAGAGATATTAATGCTTCGTTTAATGGAGTTCCAGATAAAGTCATACCGATAGGTGTATTATACTTTGTACGATTCCATCCCAAACTAGATGCAATTCTCCAAATATTAATCATTTGTTTCTCCATCTCTTTCACTCTAACTTTACTTGAAAATAGATTCATGAGTGAAAATCTTGGATCAATAGATGCAAGACCATCTTTAGGGGTGTATGCATATCGATCATTATCCTCTAGTAAAAGATTATCAGATGGATAATCAGTAGTGAAAGCATAAACCTCAAAAGGTATTTGTACTTTTTTACAGAACCATAAAAGATTATATAATTGTTTGATAGTATCAAGCATCACTCCACTCATTGAACCAGACCAATCAAGAATAAAAATTAGTCCGTGATTTTTTCCTTCTGGAATACATGTTACTTTCTTAAATAAATCTTCATTGAATTTGTAAGTATGTAGTTTTGATGTATTTAATACACCAGTACGACTTGTTGTAGCACGAGCATATGCTGTGGCAGATTTTTTGCATTCAAATTCTTTTACAAGATAATTAACTTCTTTCTGTGCTGACTTCTTAAATTTTTTGTAAAGTTCGTCTGGATCAAAATGATTATGTCCATAATAAGATGAGTAAAAATCATAATTAGGATTTTGACTTTTTTGTTCTTCAATCATTTTATCAAATCTAACTTCATCTTCAGCAAAAGATACATCACATAAATCATGAATAGTTTTGTTTGAAATAATAATTTTATTAAGATCAAGTTCTGGCAATTCCCAGTAAACTGTTTCTCTAATGTCAATTTGTGCAAGATTCTTTAACGCTTCATCAAGGGAATCTGCTGTTTCAATTTCAAGTTCACCTTGTGATCCACCACTTAATCCTCTCTGATTTTCAATTTCACCTTCTTCTTCAGTTCCTTCTGTTTCTTGTGGTTGGTTTCCTTCACTCTCTCCACTACTATCTTGATCTGATATATCTGATCCCTCACCATTATCAATATCATCTGATTGATCACCTTCTGCAGATTCCATTTCTATCTTCTCCTGCTCTCTCTTCTCTTCTAATTGCTGTTGACAGTATTTGAAAAGTGCTTCTGCAGCATCAAGTGTGTCTTCAAATGTTTCTGCTTTTTCTATTTGATTACGATATATCTCCTCCTCAAGAGTAAAATCAACATCAATAAAATTACCAATTTTAAAATGTAAATTAATTTTATCTGCAAGATTCATTTCATTAACATCTTTTAATGCAATGTCAAAGAAATCTTTGTCAGATAATTCTTGATATCCATGAAAGAAAGTTTTAGATATTCCTGCATACTTTCTTTTCATTAATTTTTCTACACGAACATCCTCTACAATATTGACGAAACTAGGATTGATTTGACGATCTTTAAACCAATCAATATTTGGAGTAAAGAGTGCATGAGAAACCTCATGACTAACGAGCATATCATATACATTTTCACTTGCATCCCATACAGGAAGAGTGAGAACACGAGTAGCAACATTAAATGATGCTGTCTCAACAGGTTTGTGTTCTACAATTAAATCTTCTGTAGCGAGTAATCTTGCGAGTTGTGATTTGATTTCGTTTAAAGTAGTTGTCATGGATTTCTGTCTGATATATCCATTATAACAACTAAACCACCCATGAGGATGGTTTATGGACACTTTATTAACTGTCTACTGTATCCAAAATATTTATGGTTGGTTCCCATCCCAACTCACGTAATTTTGATGTGTCTGCACATGTAATATCTCTTTCACCTGGTGTATCCTCTTTAATAGGGAGATGTCCCATACCCATTTTATTTGCCAAATCAATGACTGAAACTGGATTACCTGTGCCAACTTCAATGACTCCAGTATATTTTGAATTTAATAACGTGGTTATAGCGGATACAATATCCTTTACATGAATCCAATCTCTTTTATGTCTTGTAAGATATGTTGCAGTTTTATCTTCTAACATGCGATATATCATATCCGAACGACTTACTTTTTCCGCATAAACATTATAAAATCTCATTCCCACACTATTTGGTGGAGCTTGAATTTCATTTACTTTTTTAGATATGGCATATGCATTTAACCACCACTCTTGCACAGATGAAGAACTTGCATACAGTAATCTAATATTATTTCTTTCACAATATTTAAATAAAGGTTTGACTTTAACAACATTGTTTTCCCAAAATTTATCTGGATTTTCGATACTGTCTCGAACTGCAGCATAGGCAGCAAGATGAATTACAGCATCATATCTAATAGAATCACATGCATAAAATCTTATAAAATCACGAACATCATCTGGAAAATCTAATCCCTTAACTTCATGACCTTCATCCTGTAGATGTTTAAATACATGACTACCAATAAATCCTTTGTGTCCTGTTACTAAAATCTTCATTTTACAATTTTACTGAATCCTTTTACTTTATCAAATTTGATACAATTATCAAACTTATCATGCAATTCCGTTTTATGAGATATCACAAAAATATTTGCATCTTTTATAATATAACGAATTATTTTTAAAAATTCGTCTACACCAAATCCATCAAGAGATGAATCAAATACCTCATCCATGATCAATAGATTTGTATTCACAGAGTTTTTAACTCTTGCTACTTCTCTCCATGTAAATAGTAATGCCAAGTCAATACGCATCTTCTCACCTTCACTGAATGATGAATAAGAGAAATCTTCATGTATTGGTGACTTTACAGTTTCTGTAAACTCTTCATTGAGAGTAAAATT